GGGAGGAGTTGAGGCCGTTGAGAAGACGCTGAAACACAAGTTTTGGTGGGGGGAATGATGACCACGATGCACGAACATCACGATATCCCAGACTGCATGGGCGCTCAGGAGTTCCATATTAACGGCGTAGATGGCATCTTTGTCTTCTGCGACGAGGACGATCGGGACGCCGCGCTGATCTTCACAGATCGTATTCTGATACAGAAGGGCGTCAAGTACGAGTATCGCATCGACACCGTGTTTGCCCGGATGTTCGGAGACGACGGCTGGGCCGTCACTTATCACAGGGTATCGTGACATGGTTGATCGGTTTGAGGTTATCGACCGATATGTGGGTCCGGACTTTATGGCAATAATGCGACACCGAGAGGCAAAGCTTATTCGCATAATCATGGACGATATTCTTGATATGGCTATACGCGGTGCGCCCCATCACGAAATAGCCGCAAAGGCCCGGGAAGCAACGGAATTGGACCTAGTTCCCATAAAGGGCGGGAATGGCTTTATCGGGTATAAACTCGTAAGAAAGATTTAATAAATAGACAAACCCACCTGATCTGCGTATTCTCTCCGCGTCTGATACAACAAATTGGGTCAGGCGATGGCTGGAATCGCTCTCGAAAAAACAGAAGAGGAGTCACCAATAACGGTGACAGGGATAGCGTCTGGGGTTGACCCCAATCAGGCGCTACTTTGGGCTATGCCCAGAGAAGCTTGCGAGGCCATCTATCGCGGAGCCTTCAAGAGAAACGACCGACAGGCCCTCCGGTGGCTCGCCCGCCACGACCGCTACATGCTCCTCACATGCTTATTGCGACGACCAGACGCGCGGGACGATTGGATCTATGCCCGCTGCAGGGAAGTCGAGATTGATCCGGACGATCATATCGACATGTGGGCTCGCGAGCATTACAAAATGCAAAAGCTTTCTGAGCCTACTCCAACTCCGGGTGGCTGGGTAAAGCACGGGGATCTGGTTCCCGGGGATCAGATCTACGGCCCGGATGGTGAGGTCTGCAAGGTTGTTGCGTTAAACAAAATCGTTGACGACGCTGAATGTTATGAAATCGAGTTTGACGACGGATTCAAAATCAAATGCGGTGGCGAACACTTATGGCCGATTGAAAGAAGGACAAGAAAACGGATACCTATGGCCTACAACAAGCCGGGGCCGAAGCGTCTTTATCGTGAAACCGTTGTTATGAAAACGGAAGACATCGCGAAGCACGGACATAAAAGTGATGGTCGGTTAGCTATTCGCGTCAATGATCCTATCAAGATGCCGGAAGCAAACCTCCCTGCTGACCCATATGTTTTGGGCGCATGGTTGGGTGACGGGACATCCGCAAACTCTGATATTACATGCGGAGATCCGGAGTTTTTTGAAGAAGCCAAGAGCGCCGGATATGAAGTTGGACACGACAAATCACCAAAGCGAAACGCGAGATGCAGTAGGATTGTTGAGCTAAGGCCAGAACTCGAAACGTTGGGTGTTTTGGGCAATGGAAACAAACATATCCCAGCGATCTACCTTAGAGCATCTATCGACCAAAGATTGTCGTTGTTGCAGGGCTTAATGGACACAGACGGTCATTGCGACACCAGAGGGACCGCGACTTTCGTGAACACGAATGATCGTCTGGTCGAAGGCTTCGTTGAGCTATGTCATACCCTTGGCCTCAAGCCCAGACAGAGAAGGCATGTTGGAAAATATAAGGGAGAGCCCTATCCATTTTGGCAAGTGTCCTTCCAAGCTTACAAGGATTTTCCGCCATTTCGTTTACCTCGAAAGTTGGAGAGATGTAAGGACGGCAAAAGACCGAATCCAAGGCGCTTTATCGTGGCCTGTAGCCGTGTTCCTTCCGAGCCTATGCGCTGTATTCAGGTGGACCGAGAAGATGGCCTCTACTTGACGGGTCGCAATATGGTGACAACCCACAACTCCACCGTGATCACGTTCGCCGGGATGATCCAAGAGATCCTGAAAAACCCGGAAGTCACAATCGGGATCTTCGCCCACAACAACAAGGCGGCAAAGTCGTTCCTGATCCAAGTCAAAATGGAGTTTGAAGACAACGAACTCCTCAAAGAAATTTTCCCCGACATCCTATACGAAAACCCGAAGAAGCAATCCCCCCGCTGGTCCGAAGACAACGGCATCATCTGCAAGCGCGAATCCAATCCGCGCGAAGCGACGGTCGAGGCTTCCGGTCTGGTTGAGGGCCTTCCCACCGGCAAGCACTATGCGCTCAGGGTCTATGATGATGTTGTGACCGAGAAGAGCGTGACCACGCCGGATATGATCAAGAAGGTAACGGAAGCCTACGATCTGTCTGAATATCTCGGGAAACGCGGCGGACGCCAGTGGATCATCGGAACGCGCTATCACTTTGCCGACACCTATGGCCAGTTGATGCAGCGCGGTATTTTTGAGGAGCGTCGTCACCCAGCCACCCATAACGGAGACTTCGACGGGACGCCGATATTCCTTACGCAGAAGGAATGGGACCGCAAGCTCAAACAGCCGAAGTCCACCGTTGCGGCACAGATGCTCTTAAACCCGATTGCCGGCGCGGAGACGACATTCGATGTCAGGCTTTTGCAGTTCTGGACGATCAGGCCAAAGGTGGTGAACGTTTACATTATGATCGACCCCTCCAAGGGGAAGAACGAAGGTTCTGATGAAACAGCAATCGCCATTGTAGCAATTGACATCAATCGGAACAAGTATCTGATCGACGGGCTCCGCCACCGGATGCCGCTCTCGAAGCGCTGGACAACGGTGCGCGACCTTTACCGGCAATACAGCCGGTATCCCGGTGTTCAGGCCGTCTTCGTCGGATACGAGCAATTCGGTATGCAAACCGACATTGAATATTTTGAAGAGCGCATGGAGATCGAAAACTGCCCGTTCCCGATGGAAGAGTTGAAGTGGCCGCACGAGGGCCGCACCTCCAAGGAAAACAGGATTGAACGGCTTGAGCCTGATTTCCGTATGGGGCGCTTGCGCCTGCCGAAGGTCATTGAGATTGACGAGGAAGGCAAGGCCACCCCCATAGATCCCCTGAAAACGAAGGCGGCAAAAACCGCGATCTCTCGCGGTCAAAAATATCTCGTGGCCAAGGGTATTACGAGGGTTAACGAGGATGGCCGCGTTTACAGCGTTCTATCCAAGTTTCTGGAAGAGTTCATATTCTTTCCCATGGCCCCGCGCGACGATTTCCTTGATGCTTTGTCGCGCATTTACGATATGGATCCTGTGGCTCCGGTCGTTTATCCAGACGGCCACGACGAGCGTTCCGGACATATGGAGCCTGAACAATTTGTGGATGGGACATAGATCATGGCCGTACCGACACCGAGAAGCGACAGGCAAATTGATTGGCGCGAACTGGTAGAGAAGGTTGATCGTGGCGAAAACCGCCATTATGAGAACCTTCACCCAGTGGCTTACAAATTCTCGGGGAACAAGTTCCGCAGGGACAGTGGCCCCGATAGCGGAATCTACGATGACGGTGTGTGATGTCACGGCTTGACGAGGATTACGAACGGGTAAAGGACACCATCGGATACGCGGTGTCTAAAAGGGAGTTCAAGTGGATGTCGGACGAACAGCGCAACGAGTTGATCACCGACATGACCACTCCGGATGTGGAAGAGGATATTGTGGAATGAGTGTCGATCTGACAGGAATTCAACGGCAAGGCAACGCCTCGGTGTTGATCTATGACGATCCGGAAGACTCCGAGGCTGATAAGCTTCTGTGTTCCGAGGTCGGACGCACTCTGCATGAAAACTACCCGGGGTATCAATGGTTTGTTGATGTTCCGCCAAATCAGGGCGTGGTGATCATCCGGAACGTGAGTTTGGATCCCCGGGGGAATATGGGATTCAACATCAAGCGGAAAGATATCTACGATATCAAAATGCAGACGGTAATGGGCGGTGGCGAGTTTCTGGAACGCTACAACGCCAAGCGTGGCGCAATGGATCCGGCGCAATTCGAGGGCCGGAACATGCATCTCGTGAAACCGGAGATGTGATATGGTAAAGAAGAAAACACCATATGGGCCATCGGGCGAAGATGCCAGCACGGGCGATAGCGTTGATCGCCTAAGCAGTGTCCAAAAAGCCATGCTGGCCACGCCCGGGATGGATCCGGAAGATGCTGCCGAGGATTCATATCTGGATGAAGATCCGGATTGGCTTGGTCTCGCCAAGAATGCCTACGAGGATTCCACCTCCTATCTCGATTCCAGCTTGCGCTCCCAGTGGGAGAAGAATGAGCGGGCCTTCCAGAGCCGACACCAGCCGGGGAGCAAGTATTTCGCGGACGCCTACAAGGGCAAGTCCAGACTTTACAGGCCAAAAACCAGAGCCATGATCCGCATGGGTGATGCTCAGGTTGCCGCCTCATTCTTCTCAAACGAGGATGTTATCTCTGTTACCGCGGCGAACAAGAACGATTCCCGCTCGAATGCAAGTTCCGACATTGGCAAATATCTCCTTCAACACCGCCTGACAAGCACCCACCCGAACGAAGGAATCAGATGGTTCCAAACTGTTGTTGGTGCGTTTCAGGATGGCCAGAAGTACGGCACGGTGATTTCCAAGCAATACTGGAAATACCGCACCATCAAAATAAAGAAACACGTTCCTGAGATTGACGAAAATACCGGCCAGCCAATGCTGGGCGACGAGGGCAATCCTATTCTCAGGGAAGTTATCGAAGAGCAAGTGGTGGAAAACCGCCCCGCGTGCGACCTGATCCCGATTGAAAACTTCCGTATCGACCGCGCCGCTGATTGGCGTGATCCCATCGCCACAAGCCCTTACATCATCGTTCTCCATCCCATGTACGTCCATGAGGTGGAAGAGCGCCAGAGGATGACGGATACGAAGACCGGCCAGCCCAAATGGCTCCCGGTGGATCGCACCGCCCTCAAAAAATCATCGACGCGCCAAGGCTGGGACAGCACCAGACAGCAGCGCGAGGGTAATCGCGAAGATTCCAAGGAAGATGATTCGACCATTGACGAATTCTCCATCGTCTGGGTTCACGAAAACATTATCCGATGGAATGGACGCGATTGGGTGTTCTGGACCGTGGGCGAAGAGGAGATGCTTTCGGATCCCAAGCCATTAACGGAAGTCTATCCCCAGTGTGACGAGGGCGAGCGCCCGTTCTCGCTGGGCAACGTGATCATCGAAACCCATAAGACCTACACTTCCGGCAAGCCAGAACTCGTTGCCGGACTGCAGATGGAAGCCAACGATCTGGTCAACCTCCGTCTGGATAATGTCAAGCTGGCCCTGAACAAGAGGTATATTGTGCGCCGTGGACGGCAAGTGGATCTCCGGAGCCTTGTCCGCAATGTTTCCGGAAGTATCACGCTGGCCAACGATGTTGACGATGTGAAAACCATCGACACCCGGGATGTTACCCAGTCCAGTTACGAAGAGCAAAACCGCATCAATATCGACTACGACGATGTTGCGGGGCAGTTCAACACCGGGACCGTTCAGGCAAATCGCCACCTCAACGAAACCGTCGGCGGCATGGAAATGCTCTCCGGATCCGCCAATCTGATCTCTGAGCTTGATCTGAGAACGTTCGTTGAGACTTGGGCGGAGCCGACGCTACGCCAGATTATGAAGCTGGAACAACGCTTCGAGGATGATGTCGTTCTGATAACCCTTGCCGGCGAAAATGCCGAACTGTGGCACAAATATGGCATCAACCGTATTGATGACGAACTCCTTGAAAAGGATCTCCTGCTTCGCGTTAATGTCGGAATCGGGGCGACGGATCCCATGCAACGCCTCAACAAGATCAGCACGGCGGCGAAGATCATCGGTGAGATATTCGGTGATCGCGTTGCCAGATTTATGAACGATGAAGAGATCATCAAAGAGATCTTCGGCAACCTCGGATACCGCGACGGAAGCCGTTTCTTCAAGTTCGACGTTGATCCTGATCTGCAAGAGGCGATGGACATGATCCAGCAGTTGCAGCAGGAATTGGAATCCGGGGAAGCGGATCGCGAGAACAGGGTGGCGACGGCCAAGCTCGCCGCGATCTCGAAGATCCTTGTTCAGCAACTCGAAAATCAGGGCGCTGTTGAGAAAGAGAAGATCCGCGGGGCCCAAGACCAGAAGAAGACCATGTTTGACAGCGCGGCATCATTCCGCGCGGACAGGGCGAAGGCCGATGATGAGCGCCAACGCCAGATGGACGCTTTCAGACAGACTTTGTTAGGGGGAATGGTAAATGGCGGAAACAACGGAGCCGACGGCGGAAGTAACCGAACCTGAGGCGATGATCGCGGCCCTTGAGGCCCTGATCAAAATGTCTCAGAGCGAAGGGTGGGCAATTTTAATGGTCCGCCTCAAAGCGGAAGCAATGGAAGCAAAGGATGAATTTGTTGATGTTGATCCGAACAACCCGAGGGAGGTAGCGGCGGCGCAGGACAAGATCAAGCGCCTAGAGTGGTTCCTGAGTTCGGTGGAAGAGTTGATCCAGCAGGGACTCGATTATGATTATTCGGAAGTGACAGAAGACGAGGAGTTTGACGATGGCTAAGAAACCGACGAAAAAAACCGAAGGCGAGAACGAGCATTTCAGTGAAGAGCCCGTGGGCCCGATGCCGGCTGATCGCCGCGCGTCCGCGCTGGAAGATATTGCACAGTCTCGCCGCGATGTGATTGCCGTGGAGATGGTTGACGAGGATATGGCCATGGCTGGCGATCCCGAACCTGATCCCGAGCCGGAAGTCGATGGGGGTGATCCCTACGAAGGCGATGCCCCGGCTGTTGATGCCGCTCCGGAAGAGCCTATGTACGAGGTCATCAACCGGCACGGCGTCAAAGAGACGGTCCCGCTTTCCCGCTTGGTGGGTAGCTTCCAGAAAGAGGAAGCCGCCGAATCCCGCTTGGAGAAAGCGACCAAGATTCTCGACAACGTTGAAAAGATGGAAAATGACCGTATTGCGGCCTCGGGGGATGGCGGCTTTGCGGAAGATAATCCGGACGGCGAAGAGCCGGTCGGTGATGGCGAGGTCGATTATAACGACCTTGCCCAGAAATTGCAGTACGGCAACCAAGAGGAAGCCGCCGCTGCACTTGAAGACACCGTGAAGAAGCTTGCGACAACCGGGACTTCTGAGAACCCTCAGGATATCGCGGCGCAAGTCATCGACACGGTTCATTTTAACGAGGCACTACGTGACTTTGGATCCGACTATTCGGACATCCTTGGAGACCGCCACCTTTCGGCGCTTGCTGGACAAACCGGACGATCTTTCCTACAGAGCGAAATTGAATCTGCGGCTCGTGAGGGACGGCCCCGCCGCCCTTACTCCGAGATTTTCAAGGCCACTGGGGATTATGTCCGCGAATGGAAGCAATCGCTGACGGGCGCACCCTCCGAGGACTCCGGGGACGCGGATCCCAATCCCGGTGATGATGGCTCCGTGGTTGTTGACCTTGGTGGTCAACGCGCAGCACGGCGTCAAGCCTCTACTCCTGTCCCTGCATCGCATGGATCAAGGGCTCCCGCAGCTTCCAACAGACAGCCCCGGCAAAAAACCGAGACTGAGAAGCATCGGAACGCCATTGAGGACATGCAAAAAGCAAGGGGGCAAAACCGATGACTCAAACAAAGGAGAAGAGGAACAATGGCTGGTCAACTTTGGGGTACAAACTCCGATGGCGGCTACATGTATTCGGACAAGCTCTCGACTGAGCTTCGAATGGCCGTCCAACCGATGGTGAAATTCCGTTAACAAAATGGCGGAATTAAAACGCAACTATATGCGGGAATAACTGAGGATCCGATGATACCAAAGTGTGAAAATTTATCGGTGCAGTCAATCCGCAGGGAAGTCGAGTTATCTTGGCTTGCGGGGATAATTGACGGTGAGGGAAACCTTAACGTTCAAGTACGCCCCGGCCCGAATGGAAAGCCGTACTTCCGGCCCAAAATTCGGATAAACAACACGGATGTAAGGATGATCGAAAAGATTTCGAGAATCTATGCGTGTTGGAACATCGTGTTTTTTTACAGCATCCATAAGCAGCGCGGGAAAAATGGTGAGGCTTACAAAACTGTAATGAATATCGAAATAGCAAGCCAAGGATCAGGTAGGAAATTGCTCGAAATGGTAATCCCCTACCTTGCCAACAAGAGGAGCCTCGCTGAATCGTTGCTCGACCTGATCGTGTTTGTTCAGGGGATGCCGAAAGGCGGCAACACTTTGGCGGTAGATTACGTTAACAACCCAACCTTTGTTGAGTTGAAGGCGGAATTTGATAAGGAAGCCCGTTGGTACTCTGACCCCTCAGAGATCACACGTTGCGCTGGGAAAACTCTGGTTCTCCCAGATGATATGATCCGATCTGTGCGGCGACGTACAGAGGTCGGCAGAAATGATCGGCCCGCTGCATGATTTGCAGAGGTAACAGTGTGCATTTTTGTGACGCGAAAGACGCCACCAAGGCCCGCAACCCTGAGGGCAACATGCTCGGTAAGGGTGATACCTTCCACTGGAATGTGTATTCGGATGTCGAAACGCAGGGTGGAACGCTCACCGAAACGACCACGATGCCCGAAACCAAATTCACCATCACGCAAGGCACGCTGACGGTGGATGAATACGGCAACAGCGTTCCGTATTCCGGTAAGCTGGACGACCTCTCGGAACAGCCGATCCGCGAGATCATCCACAAGGTTCTGAAAAACGATGCGAAAAAGTCGTTCGATATCGACTCGCACGCTCAGTTCAACACGTGCTTGCTGCGTGTTGCGCCGACGGGCGGAACCGATACGGCGGCGGTCACGCTGACCACCGACGGCACGGCGACGATCACGAACAACCTTGCTATGGGCAAGGAACACGTGAAGAGCATCGTGGATCTGATGAAGGAGCGGAATATCCCGCCGTATGTCAACGACGACTATGTTGCCGTTGGCTGGCCGACGACCTTCCGGACTTTCAAGAACAACCTTGAAACGATCCACCAGTACACCGATTCCGGCTTCACGTTGATCCACAACGGCGAAATTGGTCGGTACGAGAACACCCGTTTCGTGGAGCAGACGCACATCCCCAAGGGCGGTGCCGCCGATTCCACGACTTGGAATGCCTCGACCTCGACCGCCGACGCTTGGGACAACGCCAAATCGGATTGGGTGTTCTTCTTTGGCGAGGATACCGTTGCCGAAGGCATCGTGATCCCCGAGGAAATGCGCGGCAAGATCCCGACGGATTTCGGTCGCTCAAAGGGCATCGCTTGGTACGCCCTCCTCGGCTATGGCCTCACACAGACGGCGGCGGCTCAGACCCGCGTTGTCAAGTGGGATAGCGCAAGCTAACCCCCGGGAAAGAAAGGATACAGGTCATGGCTACTCGTTATGATCACCCGAACGTCATCGTCACCCGCGAAGAGTTTGCGGGCTCGGTGGGGGCGGCAAGCGCAACGGATTACGCGCCTTTCCGCATGTTCCAGAAGGCCAAGCTGGTTGCCGCTCACTTCGTTTGCACGGTAACGACCAGCAACGTGGCCCGCCGTTTCCGCGTTTTTGTGAGCGCGGTCAGCGTGGGCTCCGTTTCCATCGGCACTCTTGCCGTTGGAGCTACCGTGTCGATTGACTTGGGCGACACCGCTCTTGCCTCGTTGTCGAGGGTTACAACTCAGTTTGATGTTGCTGCCGACGGAAGCGGCGATGTCATCTATGAGTACAGGGTCGAACCTGATGCAGTCCAAAGCTCATAATGGGCTGATCGGAAAAGCCGCGCTCCCTTCTCGGGGCGCGGCCCCTTCCGAGGATGGAAGCTGGGTAAAACCCGTTTTCGTGCATAAGAACGCGCGCCCTGATGATGAATTGTTGGCTCACATGAAGACCAATATCAGACAGAGGTTCCCCGTTCTTCTGCCGGTGCTTCCTCACGACAACACCGCAATATTTGTTGCGGGCGGTCCTTCTTTGCCAAAACACATTGATGAAATTATTGAACGGTCGAAAGATCCTTCGGTTAATATCTTTACCAGCAACTTCACCTATAATTACCTTCTCGACCATGGCGTGATCCCGTGGGGCTGCGTCCTGATGGATCCCCTTAAATACGTTCAGCAATCTCTCGACCGGGCCAACAGCGGGACAATCTATTTTGTGTCCACGCAATGTATGCCCGGGGTCTTCGATGCCCTGAAAGGAAAGCGGGTTATTATCACCCACACCCCGAGCGGAGTCGAAGGCGAGGAGGAAGCAAGGTTGGTGCGGGATCCACCTCCACAGAATGTGTGGGGCGGATCCACCGTAGGCGTTCGCTTCGTCTGCATGTCCTATATCCTCGGTTTCCGCAGGGTTGAATATTACGCGATGGACAGTTGCTTCGATGCGGATACCGGAAAGACTTATGCTTACGAGAGCGTCCTTGAGGATGTCGGTATGCAGACCGACGGTGATTGGACAATCATTGAAACCGACGATGGTCGGACGTTCTTCTCGGAGCCCGGGCTTGCGTCTCAGGCGGTCGAGATGTTGGAGTATTTTGACGAATATCCGGGGCATAAGGTTGTTGTTCATGGCGACAGCTTGACATCCCATCTGATCAAAGCCTTTGGGGATACAAAACCGAAGTTCCCAAGGGCTGAGTATTCCCCGCCCTGAGCGGGGTAATCGCCGTCAATGGTTGGCGGCAAAGACGAGGATTGAGGTATGAGTGATACCAAAAAAACCTTAGGAGACGCTGACCTTGGCTATCTTGATGTCAGCGACGGCGATCTCGAAGACGGCCATTTTGACGCCGCCCCCGTGGGAAACTACGAGGGCAAGCTTGATCCCACCATCGCCTACGAGTGGGACGAGAATGGCGATATGGAAAGGGTCGAAGGCGGGACACTCCACGCCGGCATGATTGAACCGGATGGTTTCCGCCGCAAGCACGGGGATATTGGCGAATTCGGCTTTGTCAGACGCCCCCTTCACAAAACCGATGTGGAAAGGAACTAGGCCATGGCCGAAGGAAAGAGCGGCGCTGACAAGTCGGCCCGCAACAAGCCGTCCGATATGGACGGCGAAGGATATTCCGACGCTTCTTACCGCCCGGGATATTCTCTCGACAAGTCGTTGCAGGAATGCGACGAATCCGACCTCAAGACAGGCTTTAAGAAGAAAGGAGCGTAACTGTTATGGAATACGGTAAAGCAAAAAGTGGCGGTCCCTATGGTCCGGGCGGTGTCAAAGCCGCGATGACCAAAAACCCCAACAAATCGACCGAACTCAATGACGCGCCGAAAGGCCCGTTTTCTCACGAGTTGGGTTACACCGACGACGGCGGCATGAAGGGCGATACGACCTGTTCCAGCAAGGGCAAGTCGTTCCACTTCAAGTAAGCCAGCGCCGGCAATGAGTCCTGTGAAGGGGAGGGATAACCTCCCTCCCCTCACTTTTCTACGGAAGGAACATGAAAAATGGCTAAGAAGATTGATTGGAAAAAGTCCTACGGAACGGTCTACGGGGTTACCGATATCCGCTACGAGCAAGATGGTCGCGGGTATGATGGGGCCGGATACATGATCAGGCCGCTTCCCGAAGATGTTGAGGAAGTGCCGACCGAAGAAGTTGTCGAAGAGATTGTCGATGCCGACTTTGAAGAATCCGAGCCGAATGTTCCGGAAGCATCGGAACAGCCCGGAGCGGATGGAAGCCTCCCCGAGAACAAGCCGTTGGAGGAGGTCACGATGAAACAACTGAGGGCGCGTTATGGGGCCGTGACAGGCGGCAAGAAAATTCCGGTCGGGACATCGAAGGGCGATATGCAAGCGATGATCAAGGCGGCGCTGTAAAAATGAAAGATACCGTCCACATAGGCATTGATTGGCAACCTTGCGATTTCAGCGGGTGGGGGAATCTTGCCATTCATTTGTCCTTGGGTTTGGAGAATGTGGACGGTATCGACACTTTGTTGCTCCCACCCAGCGACACCGCGATTTTCAGTCCGATGACCGCCGCCCTCATGGAAAGCACCATAAGGCGGAGCGACGAGTTCGCCACTCAAATCGAAATGCCGGAAAACGGCGCGGCGCTGATTGATATACCGCTCCTTCTTTCGATTGGAAACGGCGGCGTCACGAGCAACGCCCATTATTTCTCTCCCGGCAGAACCTACGGCCTCGCATATTCAGAGACGACGAAGTTTCATCCGGTCGCTCGTGACATATCCCAGCAAGTGAGGATTCTCACGGGGAGCAATTGGGGGCTGGAAACCTTTAAGAATAACGGCATCGAAAACGTTGGCCTGTGGAACCAAGGGATTGACGACACCTTGTTTATGCCCATGCCGCCGAGCGGTGTTTGGCGAGACAGGTTCGTTGTCTTTATCGGCGGTCAATTGTCTTTCAGAAAGGGACAGGACATCGCCCTCGCCGCCTTCAAGATATTCCACGAGCGCCACGATGACGCCTTTTTGCTGGCCGCATGTGAATCGTGCTGGCCCGATTGGGTGACTGAGCTAGACCTTGGCGGACACATGAAGGGGAATCCGACACAGTTGGACGGCAAGGTTGATATTCAGGGTTGGTTTACTGACAACGGGCTTCTCCCTGACAGCTTCAAAGTCCTTGAGTTGATGCCCCACGTTTCGACGCCCCTGATATATCGCGAGGCCGATGTTGCCCTGTTTACCAACAGGTGCGAAGCCTCGACAAACATGGTGGCGATGGAATGTCTCGGGATGGGGATCCCAACGATCATATCCAGAAACACCGGGCATCTGGATTTGCTGGATGATGGCCCGATCATTTTACACGATCAAGATACTGTCCCGGCGTCCTCTCATTACGAGGGAACTGAGGGATGGGGGGAAAGTAGCGTCGAAGAGGCCGTTGAAGCTCTTGAGCGCGTTTATAGCGATTATTCCGTGAGATCCGTTGCGGAGCAAAACTCATTGAGCTTCCGGCATAAATGGAGTTGGGGGAAGTCAGTTTCGACGCTTCTGAACATCATGGAAGGGGATGGCGTCATATGACTTGGGATCACGGAAAGTCTGCAGGACAAGAGGTTGAGGCGATCAAACATTTGATTGTTCCCTACACTCGTGGAATAGGCGTGGAGGTGAGTGATTTTCCACGCCAGACATGGCCCCATTTTAAGCCGGTGTTTGTTGAACACCAGTTAGAGGTTTATGCAGAGGGGGCTCTTGATTTTGTGTTTTCCTCGTTTTTCCTGAACACGGTCGAGAATCCGGCCCGCGAGATCAAGAACTGGTGGGCGAAGATAAAGGATGGCGGCTATCTGGTTCTCCACCTTCCACACCAAAATCACTATCCCAGAGTTGGATCCGATGCGGCATATCCAAACCATAAGCATGACTTCAAGCCGGAAGACATCACCAGCTTGATGGAAGAGCATTTTGGCTGGGATCTCGAAGTCAACCAGATCCGCACCGAGGGCGATGAATATGGGTTTATTCAAGTCTACAAAAAGACCAGCGCCGTCGAACACACCTTCTCATACCAAGATGCAGGGGAAGAGCCTAAATGCCTCGTGATCAGGTACGGCGGCATCGGGGATATGATCCAAGCGTCCAGTATATTCCCGGGCCTCAAAGAGCAAGGCTACCGCGTGATTGTAAATACTACGCCGCGTGGCGAACACCTCCTCAAGCACGATCCCAACGTAGATGGCTTTCTTATTCAGGACACCGATCAGGTTCCGAATGACGAACGGCTGCAGGAATATTGGGCGGCGCTCGGGAAAGAGTATGACAAGGTTGTTAATCTGAGCGAGTCTGTTGAGGGAACCCTTCTCGCTCTTCCCGGGCGGCGCACCTACCATATGCCGAAACAGGCCCGCCACAAGATCCTGAACATCAACTATCTTGAATTCCAGCACGAGCTTGCAGAGGTTCCATTCGTGCGCGAGCCCCGCTTCTATCCGACGCCCGCAGAGCAAAAGGAAGCAAAGGCGTGGCGTGACGAGATCGCCGGAAACGAGAAGGTCATCGTATGGAGCTTGGCAGGATCCAGCGTCCATAAGGCGTGGCCATGGAGTGACATTGCCGCGGCGTGGATCTTGGAGCATTCGGATGCCAAGATTGTGTTTGTCGGAGACGCCCGCAGCAGTTTGCTTGAAGCGGCTATTCTCCAAGGGATGGCGCATAGGTTCATGCACATTCCTCCTGAGGAATCCGATGGGATGACGCCGACAAAGCTCGTGAATAAACTGAAAAAGCATTTCAACGGCAAGCGCCGTATATTCTTGAAGTCCGGCAAATGGGATATCAGGGAAACGCTGGCCTTCCTTGAAGTTGCCGATTGTGTGGTGGGGCCGGAAACAGGGGTACTCAATTCCGCGTCCATGCTGAAAACACCAAAAGTGGTTCTTCTCTCTCACTCCTCTCAAAAGAATTTGACGGAAGGCTGGTTAAACACCCAAGCAATCGAACCGAAAAGCGTAGCCTGTTATCCGTGCCACAGGATGCATTATTCCCGAGAGTTTTGCCCGGAAGATCCCGGGACCGGAGCATCAATATGCGCGGCGGCAATCGAACCAAAGACGGTTTTCGAGGCGATCATGGTTGGGATGGGAACGGCGAGATGAATTATGAACACCATTTGGTTTATGTGGTTCTTGGTTTGCCCGATCACGGGGTTTGACGGATCGAGTTTTACGGTTGACGAAGATAGTTGCTTAACGTTGCAATTGAATACGGGATATCAAACCCAAGAGCTTTGCAGCAACGATGTTCCGATGGTGAGTTTTGATTTTGATCTAAAGTGGAAAGCAAGCGGTGGGCCAATATCTCAAATTCGGTCTTTCTGCGTACCGTCAAAAGGGGTTTAAGTTATGGCGTTGAATTATACAGATCTGGTCGGCGCGAAGACCGTGGACGGATCCATTAAGCAATGGGTTAATCATTCGGAAGTGCCTTCAACTACCATCCTGACAAACGCGGAAGCGTGGATCTACGAGCGCCTTCGTGTGCGCCAGATGTTGGCGACAGCCACTGGGACGCTCACAGCCGATACATCCAACTCCATTACATTGCCGACCACTTATCGCGGCCCCCTGCATCTTATGTTCCCCGGGAGTGCCACTTCCGCGAAGCACCTTCCGGCCCGCAAGACCATCGACTTCATTCGTGACAACATCAATTACGACGGGGCCGGGGCTCAGACCGTCGGACGGCCTCAATACTGGGGAACCGACGCCTCAAACATCCTCTTCGAAACGATTGTGGACAAGGCATATCCCTACGACTTTATGTTTTATTCGGCGCTCGCCGCGCTCTCGGGCAGCAACTTAACCAACTTCCTGACAACCGAATATCCACACCTCCTGCTGGCGGTATGCGCCTACTTCTCTTACGAGTGGCTGAGAAATTCGCAGGAAAAGGTTTACTGGCTCAAGGTGGCCGAGGGTGAAATCAGCGAATCGAGCAAAGAGAGCGACATGGAATTGCAGGGTGTCGATCTCGCGGTGGCCATCCCGGGTGACTCCGGTTACGGATACGACTTCGGATACTAAGGAACCAGAAAATGGGCCTTTTGAAAGACATCAAGATTGCAGCCGGCGTCAACAAGGACGATACCGTTCTTGCGGCTCGCGCCCGCTGGACGGATTCTGATCGTATCCGGTTTATCAATGGCTTACCCCAGAAGCTCGGCGGCTGGGAGAAGCGCATTACTTCCCAGTTCGACGGCAAATGCCGGGGCCTCTTTGCATGGCAGGACGGGAACGATGTCGCGTGGTTGGCCGTCGGGACGCACAAGCATTTTTACGTCCTTGCCGGGGCCACCCTGACAGATATTACGCCCGTCCGCGCGAGCGGCAATCTTACCAATCCGTTTGACACGGTAGACGGCAGCGATGTCGTCACGGTCAATGATGCGAGCCATGGCGCGTCGAGCCTCGACTTTGTTAATTTATCGGGAGCGAGCGCCGTGGGCGGTATCACGCTCGACGGTGAATATCAATTGACGGTGGTGGATTCCAACTCCTACACCGTCACCCACTCTGCCAGCGCGACAAGCACGGTCAACGGCGGCGGCGGAACGGTCGCATATGTCTACGAAATCAGCATTGGTCGCGAGGATGCGGGCCAAGGAACGGGCTTCGGCGTCGGGGCCTTTGGCGCAGGGACATACAATACGCCACGTTCCACGTTTGTCATCCTTCCCCCAAGAACGTGGTCGATTGATCAGTGGGGCCAATATATCAACTTCTGCCCGCGCGGCGGCAGTATCTATCAGTGGGAGCTTACGCCATCGACGCGGGCCACAACCCTCGCAAACGCCCCAACGTCCAACACCTTCGTTTTCGTGACCGACGAACAGCATCTCGTCGTCCTCGGGGCTGGTGGCTCGAAGATGAAAGTTCAATGGTGTGATCAGAGCGATAATACTGTGTGGACCCCCAGTGATCAGGTTACGGCGGGAAGCCGAGTCCTCACGGGAGGATCCGAGCTTCTTATGGGCGTCCGCGCGAAGGCTACCAACATCCTGTTCTCGGACGGCGCGGTATGGTCGATGACGCATATCGGCGGGCAAGACATCTTCGGGTTTGACCAGATTGCGGGCGGCGCTTCCGGCATCATTGGGCCTCAGGCCGCATGTGAGGTCTACGGTGACGTTTTCTGGATGGGGAAGGAGAACTTCTTCTGGTACAACGGCACGGTCCAGCCGATCCCCTATTCCGACGAGATCAAGGAATTCGTCTTCGATAACCTCACCGATCTGCAGAAGGCGAAGTGCTATTGCCACGTAAACTCCCTCTTCAAAGAGATCTGGTGGCTGTATCCCACGGCGACGGAAAACACCAACTATGTGAAATATAATTACAACGACAAGGTATGGGATGTCGGCACGATTGCTCGCACGGCGGGGATCGACGCCGAGGTATTCAGTAAGCCGGTTATGACCGGACCAGATCTCTATATCTACAACCACGAGACAGGCGTAGACGCCGACGGCAGCGCCATGGACGAGTATATCGAATCCTCGGGGTTTATGATCGGTGACGGTCAGAAGTTAATGGACATCATCCAGATTGTCCCAGACTTCAAGAACCTCACCGGGACGATCAAGGTTTCATTTATGACGCGGAAATACCCGCAATCGACGGCAGTAGAGGAGTGGGAGACGGAAATCACGAGTGCGACCGAAACCGTGGACTGCATGGCTTCCGGGCGCATTGCTCAGTATCGCATTGAAAGCAACGAAGTCGGCTCAGATTGGGGCGCTGGTGTCTTTCTCTTTGACATCCAGCCGAATGGTGACAGATGAAAAATCCCGGCCCAGTTCCGCGCCCGCGAGAGCGTCTTGACCGCCAGTGGGGCCTCGACATCCTGCGCTACCTTGAGAAATTCATGGCGAGCCTCGACGGCGTGTGGCAGAGCCACAGCGAACTGATCACCGATCAGGGCCGTAGCCTTCATGTCACGTTGGTTATTACAGCCACCTACACCATCCTGAAAACGGACGATGTTGTTGATGTCAATTTTGCCGGGGCCGTGACGCTTACCCTGCCGGAAACCCCGCGCCTCGGGCAGCGGTTTATCGTTCAGGATTCCTCGGGGGCCGCGTCCACGAACAACATCACCATCAACGGATCCGCGTCGAAGAATCTGAACGGCGGCGCAAACTTCGTCATCGTTGAGGATTATCAGAAGGTCGAGATCGAATACAACGGAACCCAGTATATCGCGACCAACATCTATGGAGCCTTCACGGGGAATGTGACTATCGGCGGTGATCTGGATGTCACCGGAGATCTGACGGTAAACGATATCGACGCCTCTGGGACCATCCACGCGGACGGTGATATCGACACGGATACGAACCTCATTGTTGATGGAACATCAACGCTGACCGGCGATGTGCTGTTTCAGGGTGATATCCTCTACGAAGACACGTTCTGGGATAATATCCGGGTTCCGATGTCGGCAGTAAAGCTTGGACAGACGAACCCCCCGGGGTGGATTACGTTCAACGGTGGCGATCTGGTCGTCTTGGGGTTTGATGATGCCAGAAAGGAAAATGTCTACTTCACCGTTCAGCTTCCCCACTCCTACAAGGAGGGGACTGACCTTGAAGCCCATATCCATTGGAGCCCGATTACGACAAACGGCGGAAATGTGATGTGGGATCTCGAATATCAATGGGCCAACATCTCAGCCACTTTCCCAGCATCAACGGTGGTTCCTTTGGTAGATGCCGCCGACGGCACAGCTTGGAAGCACCAGATTCACGAAATGACATCAATCGACGGAACCGGCAAAGAATTATCGTCAATGCTTGTTTGCAGACTATCCCGGCTTGGCGCTGACGGCGGCGACACACACGTTGGAGACGCGGCGCTATTGGGAGTTGATTTCCACTACCAGATCGACGCTCCCGGCAGTTACACAGAATATACGAAATAGAGAGGGCGGAAAAATGGCACTCATGTTTAATACTTCGCCTTACAATCAAGCGGGCGGCGTCCAACAGGATTACGGCTTCGGGAATCCCCTGCAGGATATCTTTGGAGCGCCCCCGGCTGTTCCGGGTGTCGCCGCTCCCGTGATCATTCCCCCGTCGGCTCCTCAGGCTCCCAACGAAGGCGGCGGCGGCGAAGGCGGTGGTGGTGGGACAGGAACACCCGGAACGGGATTTGGTGACGAGTTCAGAAAAATTACCGGCGCGCAGAAGGTTGCGAGTGCGGTTCCCGGTCCTCTCGGCTGGGCAGCGACCGCCAAGACGGGCTACGACAAGCTCAACAATATTGATTGGACCGACAACGCGCGGAAGTCTTTGGGCCTTCCGGAGATCGCCGGCAAGGAAGCCGCCAAGGCGTTTGTTCCTTTCGTTGATGATCCGTATCAGGGGGAGGTTGGAACTGGCCTTGATGTTTATAATGCCAACAGGGGTGTTAAGAACACGGCGGGAGAAGGCACAGGTGTTTTTGATCGGGTGGGAAACACTGGGGCTGGGCGGGCTTTATCAACAGGCCCAAGGGGAGAAGTAAAACAGACTGTAGATGCTTGGGGAAACACCAAAGGAATGACCTTGGATGATCAGGGCCGTCTTGTCGGAGATCCAAACTTCTCTGGCATCACGCCCCGCCAGATGGAAGTCTCCATTGAGGACATCGCGAAGGCTGGGCCGCAGAATGTGCCTCAAATAGCGGCCAGACCGGCGACTCCTTATGGTGGGGCAGAAGATCCCAACTTTAATCCCGGCTCAAACCTCACCGCGAAAGACATGCTTGATATGATTTCCAATTTCATGTCTGGACCGCCGCAGAGTAAGCCCGGGAATATGTCTCAGGCCCCAGCCGGATTCCTTGGGCAATTCTCACCAGCCCCTCCGACGCTTCCCAACATAGCACCCCCGGGCGGTGGCGGTGGCGGCGGAATGCCTCCTCCTCCGGGCGGTGGTGGAGGTGGTTATGAGAGCGGTGGATTTGAGAGCGGCGCTCAGGCCGCTGCAGATTACGAATCTGGGGCAAACTGGGGATTGTGATGCTCAGGAAAGCAACCATAGCTGATACCGAGCGTATCTTCGAACTCCTCAAGATCATGCATGGGGAAAACGGGATTGCGCCCATGTCACCGATCAAGGTGGTGAGACGAATCAAATCGTGCATCACCGATGGCGTGGTGCTGCTTTTCGAGGTCGATGGAAAGCTTGTTGGAAGTGTTGGTGCAGGGATGCAAGAATTCTGGTACTCTGAGTTTGCTCATTTGAGCGACTACTGGATTTTTGTTCACCCAGCACATCGGAAATCGACCGTTGTTTTAGAACTCATAAAGGGGCTGAGAGAAAAAGCCCTTCAATTGGATGTTCCTTTGGCGGTCGGGGTCCACTCCCCGAAAGAGACAGAACGAAAAGACGGCTTGTTCAGGCGCTTATTCGGCGCTCCGATAGGCCAGATGTTCGTGGAGGGTTATTAAAATGTGTGGTGGTGGTCAGACAGAATCCAGAACCGTCGTTCAGAAGGTTGCGAGCGACATCCCTGAATACGTCAAAGAGGGCGGTAAGGAGCTTTACGAGGGCGGCAAGGAACTCTCGAAGCGTGATTTCCCGCTGTATGGCGATCAGCCGCGTCTTGCCGGCTTCTCTCCGGAGACAAGTCAAGCGTTTGATATGATCAAGAACGCTTCTGGATCATGGCAACAGCCGTTCAACAAGGCGATGACTTCCATTGATCGCGCGACGGCTCCGGTTGGAGAGGCCGACATTGCAAAATATATGGATCCATACACCGATCAGGTTATGGGCAATGTCACCGAGGATCTGAACCGGCAGTACGAGCGGGACCGGATCCAGCGGGCCGGGAACATGTCGGCGCGAGGCTCTTACCTGAACGAAGACCGGCGCGGGGTGATTGAGGGACAGGCTCAGGAGGCGCGTGATCGCAACCTCGCCACCATCTCTGCCCAGATGCGGTCACAGGCGTATCAACAGGCATTGCAGCAAGGCAATACCGAGCGGGCTCAAGCCCTGCAGGGCGGCGCGGCTTATGCCGGTATGGCCCCGATGGTTCAGCAGCTTGGCTACGGCGATGCCGGCAAGATGATGGACGTTGGATCTGCCAAACAGGCGGCGGAGCAACAGGAGTTGTCGCTGGCCTACGATGACTTTATGAAGCAATTTTACTATCCGCAGGAACAGACGAATTGGCTTACGTCGATCCTGCAAGGTGTTCCGTATGCTCAGACTCAGACCACGAGCGGGCAACAGTACGTTCCAATGCCTAATTCCTTCGCTCAGAATCTCGGCGGTATCGGGGCTCTGATGGGCGGGTATGGGGCCATGGGCGGCACGTTCTAAGGAGTTTCATTATGGCCGGTCCTTCACTAAACACACCCATGGGCTACGCGGCTAACGCTTGGATGAATCGCGGTGGTGGACAACAACCCGCAGCCGCTCCTGCAGCCGCTCCTACCTTGGAGCAGTTTGCCAAATATCAAAATAAGTCCATTGAGGAATTGCAGCAGTTGGCAGAAAGAGGGGATGTGACTGCCGCATACCTTATGAGGATCAAAAGTGTGCCGTCCCCGGAAGCGGCGGCGGCAGACGAGATCAAGAAAATCGGACAGGCCCCCGGTGTTGGTGCGGTTACGCCAAAGACCCCGGTTGACGCTTCCGGTATGCGGGCGGCGGCAACGATGGATCAAGGCCAAGGTCCCTCTGCAGAAGCTATGGCAAATTTTGCAGACATCGTAAGGCCGAAAGCTCCGGGCAATGAAACGATGAATCTCGGGGGCGGGATGCCAACGGGTGAAAACATGAGCGCCCCGGGTTTCCAGCCTCCCGGCAATGAGACAATGCCGATTCCGATGCCCCTGCCCGGGACGGTAGACGGCGGCGGCGAAGGCCCTGCTACGGCGGGGATGACGCCAGTTAGCCCGCACCAAATGCCCGCACCAATTGATCAAAACCAAGGGCGGATGTTGGCTAAATTTGGGGAAGCCATAAAGGCTGGCGGACAGCCTATGCCCGGGGGGGGATCTGGTGGCGCTGGTGGCGGCGGAACTCAGACGGTTGCGCCGATGCCTTTCGAGGCATCTTGGGAAGGCGGGACGGCTCCGATAGCACCTCCGAGCGGGGATATCGGTGATCAATTGACAGGACCGCCAGCACCGGCAGATCCGGCATTCTTCGGCGCTCCGATGAATAAGGGAATTCCTAATATGTCGGGGGGCGCACCTCCGGGTGTCGGCCCGCAAGCCACGACAGACCCAAACGCCGCCCCTGATGCAGTTGATAAGGGCGGAATGTTCGGCTCTGAGTTCATGTCCAAGCCCGAGCATTACCAGAACCTCTTGGAATTCGGCCTGAATCTCATGGCGGCTGGTGAGCCCGCAGCGGGAGCGCAGCAAGGTCCGGGCCTGATGGGCGCAATCGGAAAAGCCGGTGGAAAAACCATGGGCAGCATCCGAAAGCGTGATTCGGCCACGGCGGCGGCGGCGATGAAAGAGCGTCATCACCAAGACGACATCGCCGTTAAACGTGAAGACATTGCGGCGACAAAGGATCTTGCTTCCCTTGAGCGCAAAACGAAGGCCATGGTCGAAGCCTCTGATCTCGCGATTAAGAAGCTTGGCCTCGACATCAAGACTGAGGCCGGGAAGGTTGCGAAGATGCGGTATTACTCCGCAGCCTCAGAGGGCTTGCGCGAATCCATCGCTTATATCAGCGCGGACCCTGAAACCAAGGCGGAGATGGATCATAAGCTCCGCGTTGATTTTGAAGTTCCGGGCTATGAGAACGCGAGGCGCGGTAGTGGCCCACCGCCAGCGGCAATTAAAGCGTTGCGCGGCAATCCGAGCTTGGCCGGCGACTTCAACAAGAAATACGGACAGGGTATGGCCGAGGCTATAATGGGAACCAAAAGGTAGGGTGGCATGAATTACTTTACCGAGCTTGAATCGGCGCTGGCGAAAAGCCGAACTACTGGGAAGCTCTCAGAGGTGTCCGACGATCTTGCCGATTCGGTTATCCAGATCGAAAGCCGTGGGGATCCTAACGCGGTTTCCCCGGCTGGTGCTGTAGGGCTTGCCCAAGCCATGCCACAGACGGCGATGGATCCGGGTTATGGGGTTGCTCCCTTGCTTGATCCTACAGATCCGGTCGAATCGCGCCGCTTCCTGAAAGACTATCTCGGAGCCATGGCCAACAAGTTCGACGGTGATCCTGAATTGGCATTGATGGCCTATAACTGGGGCCCGGGGAATGTTGATGATTGGATTGCCAACGGTCGAGATCCGCTCAGTGTTCCACGCGAAACACAGAACTATTTGAAGTCCCTGCTTCCGGTTGCCCAAGGTCAGGCCGTGCAGTCTGGTGAAATTCAGGTTGCGGACGCCAGCACGGGCGGCAATTACTTCGATCAATTCGATATTGATAAGGCCCCGGCGAAAGCCCCGGAAGAAGAAGAGGAAGACGGCCAGCTTTATAAAGGTTTCGTCGGCGGTTCGATTGCCCAAAATCCGTTAATGTTCGGCAGCAGCCTCGAAGCCATAGGCAATTCCCTCGGCATCGAAGACCTCTCGGTATTTGGTAGCGAGATAGCGGCGTATGGCCGTGAGGAGATGAAGGATTACGCTCCGAAGGTTGCTGGCCTTGAGCATATCCGGACGGATTCCATTGGTAACTTCTTTGAAGACCTCGGAAACTTCGCCGCCTATGGCGCGGGCCAAGGATTGTCATCCACCGTGCCAAGTCTGGTAACAGGCATGGCCGGTATGGCTATTACCAAGAGCCCGTATGGGGCGGTGTTTGGCGCGGCTGGACCGTCATACATCCTGAACCTTGGCGATGCCCACGAGGGGTTTAAGGAGACGCTGGCAAAGGAGCTAAAATCCGGTAAGGTCACGAAAAAAGAAATTGGCGATGCAGCCACCTTGACGGCTATTCCGATGGCCGCGCTCGACATCGTTGGTATTGGCTCTTTGATAGGAGCATTCACAAAGGCTCCGGTTGCCGCCCTCAAGAAGAGCTTGATCAAAACCGTAGCGGCGCGCATAGCGAAGGGCGCTACGACGGAAGGCATCACCGAAGGTATGCAGGAAGCCATCTCCAAGTGGGCTCAGGCATACAAGGCGGATATCGACTTTAACACGTATGAAACGTGGATGGAGATTGTCAATAACATGGCAATCGGATTCCTGACGGGCGGCATTCTTGGTCCGATGTCTGGGGCCGGTCCAGCTATTCAGAAGGAGCCGGGAGCAGAAGATGCCGCTGCAGCCCCACAGAAGCCCGTAGAGGGCGAAGTTCCTCCGACGGCCCCGGGTGGGGTGGGAACCCCGGGAGCGGCTACACCTCCTCCAAATATCGACCCTGACACGGGCCTAGTGATCCCACCTGAGGTTATCCCCCCGGTCGAGATCCCGCCGCAAGGTGGCATCCTCACTCCCGAGCCCGCCGCTCCGGGCGGAACACCTGTCACGCTTCCCCCCGCTCCGGGCGCTCTGTATGAGCCCCCGCCCGCACCACCGGGACCTCAATATCCCCCCGGGACTCCAATAACGCTTGATCCGGATGTTCTCCCCGGAGCAACAGAAACACCGGAGCCTTTGGCCCCGGTCGAGGAGCCTGAGGGTGGCGAAGGCCCGGGATCGCCTCCCCCCACTGGGCCAGCGCCGGCAACCCCTCAGGCTCCGACTACACCCGATCCTGAACCTGAGGCCATTGATGCGGCGGCAGGGGAAGCCGAGCCCGAGCCCACGGATCCGCAAAAGGCGGCAGGGAATTATAAGAAGGGTCACGTTCAGTGGCGCGGCCTTGATATTTCCATTGAGACGCCGAAGGGCGGAATCCGCGCGAGCAAGGAAGGATATGAGCCCAAATGGTCCGTCGAGATGCCCGCGCACTATGGGTATGTCAAACGCACCGAGGGAGCCGATGGAGATCAGGTTGATATCTATTTCGGTGAAAACCCCGGAAGCCCGGATCTCTGGGTGATTGATCAGATTGATCCCGAATCCCAGAAGTTTGACGAGCATAAGGTGATGCTCGGATTCCCAGACGAGGATACGGTCAAGCAAACCTATGCCGGATCGTTCAGCGATGGATCTGGCCCCGCGCGGGCTGGGATGATCACGAAGATCTCCATGGATGATTTCAAGGCGTGGCTGAAAGACGGCGATCAGACCAAGCCTTTCCGCCCGGAATTCTTTGATCCGGAAACCGGCGCGATGCTGGGTGCGGAACCCGAGCCTGAGGTGCAGCCGGAACCAGAGCCGGAAACGCCCCTACCCCCGGAAACGCCCCTACCCCCGGAACCGAAGCCCACGGAGCCTCCCGTCGAGCCTACCTCGACACCCCCCACAAAGCCAAAGGTGGAGAGCGAGCCGGTTGCCCCGGTTGCCGGCGATCAGCCAGAGCCGCCCGAAGGCGGAGAATCAGATCTCAAAACGGAAATGGAGGGACTTTCTGAGGACGATATCCGGAATGCCTTTAACTGGGACGAGCCCGCCCCTGAGGTTGCCGGGGATAAAGAGCCTTGGCAGATGACCAAGGAAGAGATCCACCAGATCCCGAAAAACAAGATCCGGGCTTTGATGTGGGATTCCACGGTCCAGCGCATTTACGATCAGGCAGGGACGAAGAGCCTTCAAGGCATTGCTGACCATTATTCCAAAAAGTATGGTTTCCCAAAGGTCACGATCAAGTCGGTCAAGAACGGCGTCCGGTCAACGGCTGGTGGCGTTTCCACAACCAACGGCCTGATCCGCCGCAAGGTCGCTGATGACGGCAAGGTTTCATATGACCTTGAATTGAGGCAAGGGCGCGGCGAGAAGGATACCGTCATCACCCTGCGTCACGAGATCGAACACATTATCGACGCCGAAGCTGGCTTTGATCCGATGACAAATAGCCCTGTCCAGATGACCAAGGACGAGAAGGGCAAGGATGTCTTTACGGTTATCGGTGGGCATCATAACCATTTCGGGCTTTTCAACTGGGAATATCCCCACCGGATTCTCGTTCGGGATGCCATTGAAGCTGGATTGCCAGTTCCCGACGAGGTGTTGGCGGACTATCCCGAGCTTGCGAAGGGTGTTGAGGAGATCCCCGAGAACGCCCCGGGTGAATACGGGAGCCCCGCGCGCCCGGATGTTTATCGTTTGGCCGAGTCCTTTGAGAAGGACTTTTCAGACGGTGTTGCGTTTTCCACCATCACCAAGGCCCGAAAGAAGATCTCCGATCTGGTCGGCGGCGAAGTCGATCCTGAGATTGCCAACGAGGCTATTGAATTCGGCGCGGTTATGGCCGCTCGCAAGATTGCCAAGCGTCAGAGCGGCGGCGAAGATGCCACGTTTGAACGTCTCCGGAAGCTGTATGAAGAGCAAATGCCGCGTCTCGAAGCACGGTCTTCGCGTCGGATCACAAGGCAGCAATTTAGCACTCCCCTCCCATTAGCGTACATCGCCTCGCGTTTGGCTGAGATTGAGCCCGGGAAGAGTATCCTTGAGCCCACGGCTGGACATGGCGCGCTTTTGATTGAGGCGGATCCGGACAGAAACGATGTTTCCGCCAACGAGATTGATCCTCTGCGTCTGGACAGCTTGAAACGTCTCGGATTTGACACTTCCAATTTCAATGCCGCAAACGTCATTTTCGGCAAAGAAGATACAGATGTTGTCGTAATGAACCCGCCGTTTGGGAAGGTCACAACTGAAACTGGGGGAAACGCCACGTTTGAGGGCGTCCCGGGAATTAAGAAGACCGAGGAGATCGACCACGCCATTGCCCTGAAATCTCTGGAATCCTTGAAAAAGGATGGCAAGGCTGTTATCCTTATAGGAACCAAGCGAGGCCGAGACGGTACAGGCAATTCATACGGTGGCTTCAAACACGCTGGTTTTTACAAATATCTCTACGACAACTACAATGTAGTTGATCATTTTGTTACCGATGGTTCGATGTGGCAACGCCAAGGCGCGGCGTTCCCGGTTGATGTCATCGTGATTGACGGTCGCGGGCGGTCCACCTTGGCCTATCCGGGATTTGAAGCTCCGCCGCTTGTGGATTCATTTGAAGAGTTGAGAGGGTTACTCAATGGCGAACGAATCAACCAATCAGTCCGCCCCGGATCTGATGCTGTACCCGGAGGGGTATCCACCGGAACTTCTGGGGGTGAAGGTTCCGCAGGGAACCAAGAGCCTGAAACCTCGGGACCACAAGGAGCATCTGTTACTTCGGATACACGACCTGATAATGGAGGATCCGGAGGAAGCGAGGCCGCTCCTATACCAGTTCGTAGACCACGAGGAGGAACACCTGAATCTGGATCGGGAGTTTCCGGAAACGTGGGCGGGAGACTTGTTTCAGACGAGCCAGAGGGTGCGGGCGGCGATGAATCTCCTGTGGGAGGACCGGAAGCTGAAACGGGCGAGCCCGGAGGAGGTGAAGGCGGTGGACGACCTGAGCCTACTGTATTGGCTCCGACTGGTGGAACAAGCGGCGACGGAGAGCCTGTAAAACCAACTATCCAACAGGGCATAGATGATTTTCTCGGAGGTCTTTATGGTCCTGAAACAACTGAAATAACAGAGGGTGAGACTTCCAGCGGGGAAGATCATTCCGTTAATGAGGCTGAGGATTATTATAAAAAGATTCTCCCGGGCCTTATCCGTTCATATGAGATTGCCGTTGATAATAAAAACACTCTTTCTGAATGGGCCGGAATGCTCAGGGATTCCATCCAAAAGAGGAATGTTGATTCCGCCGAAAGGGCTAGGTTTGCGGCGGCGGCGTTACAGTTCGCCTTAAATATCAGATCCGGAAAGATCATTATTGAGACAGCATCAACACCGGCTCCGGAAGTTGAAGCTGTAGATCCGGACGCCGAAAGAATCCGAATCCGAAAGGAACGCAAGAAGTCGGAGTTGGAGAGCGCCACCCAAGTTGATTACATCTCTCCGAGCGGCATTGAGAGCCAGCCCCTTCTGGTTCCGAGAAACCAGCAAACCGCGTCTGATTTGGCATCGGCTCGTCTTGTCGAGGAACTTCGTAAACAGCCGCGCTACGCCAACATCAAAGATAATCACCAGATCATTGATCAGTATGTGGCCGACGAGCTTGGCCTATCTCTGGATGACATCAAGAACGATGGCCTTTTCATGGGCCACCAGATCCACGCGGTTGCGGCGGCTATTCAGAATTTCCACGAGGGTGGCGCTCTTGTGATTGGTGATCAGACCGGCGCGGGCAAGGGCCGAGTCGTAGCGGCCATGATCATGTTTGCCAAGAAAAACGGCATGACGCCCGTGTTTGTTACCCAGCAACCCGGGCTCTATACGGATATGTACCGGGATTTGAATGATATCAGTTGGCTTGATTTCGACGCCCTGATTTCAAACAACGGAATGACCGGCAAAAATGCCCTCAAACTTCCGGCCCGGGCCACCTTCAACGAGACGTATGGCCAGAGAACTCTCGCGACACCTAAAAATCAGCAACAGATATTTGACGATATCTTGGCGACCGGGAAGATTCCTAAGGGCTTCGACGCGATGTTCACGACCTACACCCAACTGCAGACAGTTGGCGGCGGAAATATTCCAGTAAGAGCCCACGTTATTGAACGTCTTATGAGTGAGGCTTTCCTTATTCTTGATGAAAGTCACGAGGCTGGTGGCACTCAGGAAAAACGGCCAGAACCGGGAAAAAGAGCGAGATCAGAGTTCGTGCGTGAACTCGTAGAAGCGGCAAAGGGGGTGATGTATTCCTCTGCGACGTTTGCCAAGAATTCCACGGCAATGTCGTTGTATTCGCGGACCAACCTACGCCTCGCGGTATCCGATATCAAAAACTTGGGGCCGATCCTTGATGCCGGTGGATTGCCGGTCGAGCAAATAATTTCGAGTATGATGGCGGAAGATCATCAGTATCTTCGCCGGGAAATGAGTTTCAAGGGGATCTCTATCCCGAACGTTATCGTTCCAATTAAAGATGAAAGCGCGGAATCCTCTGCGGCTCTGACAAGAGAAATCTTCGAGTTTGACGAAGCATTGAAGCCCCACCTCGAGCGCTGGGCTCGGGAAAAAGCGGCGGAGGAAGGTTTTAGAACGATAGAAGGTAAGGTTTCAAACCCAACTCACACCGGCTTTGCCTCGTTGATGCACAACATCACATCTCAGGCCCTCTTGGCATTAAAGGCCGAATCGGCAGCGGATTTGGCGATCAAACGGTGGAAGGAAGAAGGCGTTAAACCGATCCTCACGATGTCGAATACTATGGGGACTTTCCTTCACGATTACATCGAAGAAAACGGACTCAATAAGGAAGGTGCGTCAATCGAAGATTTGAACTTCAATGCTATTTTTTCCCGCTATCTGGAAAAAACACGGGAAGTCACGATCAAGGATCCGGTTACTAAAATAGCAAAGAAGTTAAAGATGTCGGAAGCTGATATCGGGAATTTCGCCGGGGATTCCGTCCTGCGTAGATATCAGAATGCAAGAGACGCCATCGAGAGCGAAGATCTCTCTGATCTGGCCGTTTCCCCGATTGATACGATCCTGCAGAAAATGCGTGACGCCGGTATGACCGTGGATGAAATTACAGGGCGGCAGTTTGTTGTTAATTATGGCGAAGAAAAAATCAACAAGAGAGAAACCAGCGCCTCGTCCAAGATTGATTTAATTAATAATTTCAACTCTTCTGGCGACGAGAACCTTGATGGCCTTATCATCAACAGATCCGCCTCTGCAGGGATCAGTCTCCATGCGAGCGTGAAGTTCACTGATCAGCGCCCGCGCTTGATGATCGTTGTTCAACCTGAGGCGGACATCAACAAGCATGTTCAGATCCTCGGGCGTATCAATAGGACCGGGGGTGTTGAGGGAGTGAAGCCCCTCTATGCCGTTCTTGTGGCCGATCTCCCGGCAGAGAAGCGCCCCCTTGCCATCCACGCGGCGAAGCTTGCGAAGCTGAACGCCAACACCACGGCGGCAAAAGAATCCGACATCACGCAAGAGGTTCCTATCGACATCTGGAATGCAATCGGCGCGGCAACCGTCTTGGAATACCTGAATAACAACTTTAAGGTTGTTGCTGCGCTTGACTTGGATGTGTACGACTTGGCGGCGGAAGATCCCATAAAGGCCATGGCAAAGGTTACGGGGCGTCTTGCTCTTCTCCCCGTCAGGCAACAACGCGAGACATCGTGGGGTGAGGCTCTTCCGTCTCAGGAGCAGTTCTGGAACGACATCATTGAGCAATACGAATTCAAGATTGCTCAGGCCGAGGCCATGGGTGAGAACATCCTTGAAGCCCAGACGCAGGACTTGAACGCGGTTTCACTCACTCAATCACAGCTTACCAAAAAGAAGGATTCAAACTCGGTCTTTGCCTCTGCCGCATATCTTGAGAAGATGGAGGTTGATAAGATCATCCTGCCGATGACCGACGAGCATATGACGCAGGAAATGAAGTTCTTTCTTGAGAAGGCCCTTGCGCCAGTTATACGCCAACTGACCCCAGAAGAAGAGGCGATGGAGGGTGAGGGTGGGATTAGTCTTTCCGACAGGATTCCGGTCAAGGTTCCGGAAGATAGGGCCGGGATTGAGCGAGCCTCAGAAGTCTACACCAATCAGATTCTCGAAGAAATGCGCGCACGGGAAGATGTCTATAGAAAGAGTGATATAGAAAACCGCAAGAAATATGAGGATGATCTTCAAAAAGAGCGGGCCAAAGATAGTGTTGACGCCAACGTGATCAGTGAACTCCAAAAGAAAATAACCAGAATTAATGAGAGGATACGCACCCGCAATAACACAGGGCAGAAGATCAAAGACCAGTTGTTAAGAACTCCCGTAGGGTCCGCGATTACTCTAAAAATCCTTGAGAGGAAAGGACAGCCAGCGGTCCCGTCCCTTGAAGGCGTTGTGTTGGAGATCCGCTACAAGCCAAAGCGTGACCCTCTGGCCTTCGGTGCGTTTGAGGTGCGGCTTGCTCTCCTGAACGGCGAATCCACCACCATGATTGTGAAGTTTAATCAACTTCTCTCGGCGCTTGGTAGCCCCGAGCCAGCTATGGAGCTTGTCCACTCTCGTTTGAGTTATGAAAGCATGGCTGAACGCATGGAAGCTGGCCGAGGGATTACCCGTGTTGAACGGATGATGATCACCGGCAACATGATCGCTGGTTACGAGCAACTGGGGATGGTTGGAAAGTTCATCTTCTACACGACGGCAGAGGGCGATATCCGCCCGGGCGTCCTGTTGCCTGTGAACTTTGGTCCGCAGCAATTGCAACTCCTACCGGCGAAGCTCTACACGGCGGATCAGATAGTTAGGTTTCTGAACGAAACCGGGCGTGTGGTTGTTCAAAGTTCTGAGGGTACTGTGAAACTTAGCCGCACGAGAGAGGGCCTATATCACATCGTAATCGGAGCAAAGAGCGGAAAGGGCATCATTAAAAATCCTAAAATCATTGATACCTTTGGAAAGTATGATCACACGACGGGCGGAAAGAAGCTTTCAAGCACTACCCGGCATAGCAAGAAAATCTATCAAGGGGATGCCGAATCCGTTGGCAGTTTCAGCAAGGGCGTCTCTCTCCTGATCGACTCCTATCAGTTGGCCTTTGAAACCCAACAGAACAAGGATGTCGCGCGCAAGATCACCGGGGATCCTGATCCCGGGGCCTCGACCACCCGCATTGAAATGGGCGGCAATACAGCCGTGGTCAGGGACGCGACCGCTATGCGGCAAGTTGAATTCACGCAAGCGTTTATGGGGGATAAAGAGAAGATAACCTCGAAGCTCAAAACGATCTTCAAGGATCTGGCCCCGTCGGCAAAGGTGAGCCTTGTCGGAGATTTATTCCTTAGCGACGAGGCGGGAGAGAGTAAGGTTGACGGCGCATATAATGCCTTCAACAACATGATCTATGTGGCCTTGAACTATGGTGATCCGACGGTTGCCGCCCGCCATGAGATCATCCACTTCCTGAGGGAGATGAACTTCTTTACCAAGGGCGAGTGGGCCGCGCTGGAAGCCAAGGCGAAAGAGTGGCGCAAGATCTACAAGATTGACGAGCTTTACCCGGGGAAGACTGAATCCCAAAAGATCGAAGAGGCTATCGCCTTTGGCTTTGGCCAGTTCAAGCAGGGTAAGCCGTTCCCGCCCGGGTTCCGCAGGATCTTCGAGAAAATACGCAAACTATTGCAGCGCATGGCAAACACCTTCCGCGGCATGGGGTATGTCACCTACGAGGACATCTTTGCAAAGGTCGAATCCGGAGAGATGGGACGCCGCGAATCCCCGGGCCGCAGAGGCGCTTACGACATCAAGGCTCAAAAGCCCAGCGGTGAGACGCTGACAGCCCAAGAGCAAGCCCATCTGGACGAGATGGGGGAAATGATCGGAAGTCCCCCGCGCACCCTGCGTCAGAAGCTCTCTGACTTCATATCAAGCGACATCACCGCGCGCCTTACCCAAGGTGTGCTTGATGATTTGCACGGCCTTAAACTGGCAGAGATGGCGGCGAACGCCGGCAAGCTTTATGAGGACGCCCGATCTGCCTACAAGCTGGCGCGTCTCTCACGTGGCATCAATGATGTCATTTTCGATGCCCTGTATTTTGGCGCTCCTGTCTGGCGCGAGGGAACCACGGCGATTGACACGACGGTTAAGGCCCCGATGCAGATCCTTGAGGAGTTGGGCAATCGGGCTCCTGACTTTGAGAAGTATCTTGCCGCTCGACGGGCAGCGGAGTTGTCGGAGCAAGGAAAAGAAAAGCTTCTCCAAGAGCGCCACATTGAAGCCGGTATGGCCCTTGAGCGTATCTATCCTGACTTCAAGGGTCTTGCTCAGGACATCTACGATTACAATTCTTCCCTTCTCGACTTCGTTCAGGCATCCGGCCTGATTGATCAGGAGACACGGGCCCTGTTTGAGGAGATGCACCAAAACTACGTTCCTTTCTGGCGGGTGATGGAAAATGCCCACGGTAAAGGTCAGAAGGCCCGTATGGGATTCTCCGGACAGCACCCGAACTTCTTCCGGATTAAGGGATCCGACAGGAACATTGAACGCCCCTTCATCAACTTGGAGCGCAATATCCAGCGCCTCATTGAGGCGAGCGTTAAGAACGTGGTCATGCTCCGCCTTGAGCAAATGAACGCCCAGATTGGCGGCGTCATAATGACGCAGATTGGAAAGAAGGCGAAGCCCGCGCTCGTGACCAACAAACAGATGGTCGATGATTTGGGCGCTCAGGGCTTGGAGATCACCCCCGGCGATAACGTGGATCCGAAGATGCTCAGGGTTTTGTGGTCTCTTGGCCACGCGCCTAAGGGCCCGAACATGGTTTCCTTGGTGAAGGGTGGACGCCCCACTTATTATCAGGTGGAAGATCCTCTCCTGTTCCGGTCCCTTACGATGCTCAGGCGCGACGACATCCCGTGGATCAAGCCGCTGAAAATGGCGAAGCATCTCCTGACCACGGGCGTCACCGCAACGCCGTCCTTCCAAGTGGCCAACTTTACCCGTGATACCGTCCATGCCGCGGTGGTTTCTCATATTGGCTTCAAGCCCGGGATTGACAGCATCAAGGGTTTCAAATCCACGATGATGAAGGATCCGTCCTTCCGCGAATTCATGCAAGCAGGGGCCGGTATGTCCGCGTTGTTGGAAGCTGACAATCCGACGATGCACAGGGTTGTTGAGAAGTCCTTGGAAAAGGGCGGCAAGAAAGCCAGCGGAACAATTATTGATTCCTCCCGTGGTTTCATAGGGGCTCTTGAACGAATCCTCTCCACCTTTGAATATTCAACGCGCGTGGGGGCCTTCAAGAAACTCAGGAACGAGGGGGTTCCCCTGATCGAAGCTGCATATCAGGCCCGGGAGATCTCCACCGACTTTGCCATGCGCGGAGAGTATGGAATCGTTCGCTTCTTTGCCGACGTTGTTCCGTTCCTCAATGCCGGTGTTCAGGGCCTCTACCGCACGAAGCGTGGGGCAAGCGAGAACTTCACCTCGTTCATGCTGAAAGGCAGCATCCTCGCTGCAGCGTCGATCTTGCTCTACCTCGACAACCGGGATGACGAGCGATACAAGGCCCTGAACCAGCACGAGAGAGATCTTTACTTCCACATCTTCGTTGGCAAGGACGGCCACTATAAGATCCCGAAACCGTTTGAGGTTGGGGCCTTCTTTGGATCTATTCCAGAACGCCTTGTTGAGGCCGCAATTGAAAAGGACGGGGAAGTTCTGGCCGAGCGCCTTGGTTGGATCTTTACGGAGATGTTCAGGCTGGATCTCGTTCCTCAGGCGCTCAAGCCCATCCGGCGCGTCACCGCGAACTGGGACGAATTCCGCGAGCGCCCGATTGTTCCGCATTGGTTGGAGCAAAAGGTGCGGCCCGAAGATCAGTACGACTCGCGCACTCCCCTTGTGGCGATTGAGGCGGGGCGCTTGGCTAAATACTCTCCGAAGAAGATCGAAGCCCTTGTGAACGGGTATCTGGGATCGTGGGGAGCTTACCTGATGGTCGCGGCTGACCAATCCCTCATGGGTATGGGGAATTATCCAGAGAAGCCCTCAATGCCTTGGTATGAATACCCTGTCATGCGGCGCTTTGTGGGCAAGGGAATTCCATACAGCACCCGCTACCTGACTGAGTTCTACGAGATGCGAGACGAGGCAAACCGGCTTTACGGATCCATGCAACATTTGATTGCTCAGGGTGAGGTCGAGCGGGCTCAACAGTTGATCAGGGGAAATGCCACGCCGCTCGCGATGCGAAAAGG